CCTTTCTTCTGCTACATTCTCGATCAGTTCCGTCCGGGAACGAAAATCACCCTCCGCGAGTACGCCGAGGGCTGCTTCTGTCTGGGCTTTGCCGACATGTGCCGGAAGTGGTACCACTTCACCGAGCAGGAGATCGTGGACGAATACCACGGCTGGCAAGAATACATCGTCGATCACATCCCCGCCCCCTTCCCCGGCATCGGAGACATCATCCGCCGCCAGAAGGAAGCCGGGGGCAAAATCTGCGTCGTTTCCCATTCCTGCATCCAGAACATCACCCGGGACTATGAGACCCACTTTGGCATCCTCCCCGACGACATTTACGGCTGGGACTTACCGGAGGAACTGCGCAAGCCCAGCCCCTGGCCGCTGGAGCAGATCATGGCAAAATACGGCTATACCCAGTCCCAGCTGCTGGTGGTGGACGATATGAAGCCCGCTTGGGAAATGGCGCGAAGCGCCGGTGTCCCCATCGCCTTTGCCGGTTGGGGTCGGACAGATTGCCCGGAGATCACGGAGGAAATGACCCGGCTGTGCGACCTTTCCTTCGCGTCTACCAAAGCTTTGGAGCAGTTTCTGTTTGACGGGGTGTAGCGGCAATCTTCCGGATTGCGTCTGCTGTAAGGGGAAACATTTACCAGTTTGGCGGTATAATCCCCTTGACAGTTATGGTATAATGACCGTAGAATCGCACAGGGGGTGAGACATCTGGAAAAGGCAAGCGTAAAGGTCATGGCGCGGAACCGGGATGCCTATCACGAATACTTCGTGGAAGAAGAGATCGAGGCGGGCATCGAGCTGGTGGGCACCGAGGTCAAGTCCATCCGGGCAGGCACGCTGAACCTGAAGGACGCATGGTGCGGCATCAAGGACGGCGACATACTCTTAAACCAGATGCACATTTCCCCCTACGACCACGGCAACCGCTTCAACGTTGACTCCCGCCGCCCCCGCCGTCTGCTGCTGCACAAGCGGGAGATCATGCGGCTCTACGGCAAGGTCAAGCAGGACGGCTACGCCCTGATCCCCCTGTCCGTCTATTTCAAGGGCAGCCGGGTAAAGGTCAAGGTCGGGCTGTGCAAGGGCAAAAAGCTATACGACAAACGACAGGCCGCGGCAGAGAAGGACGCCAAGCGTCAGATCGACCGGGCCATGAAGGAGAGAAGTCAATGAATCCTACATTCAAGATCACCATGGAAAACGGCGGCGTCATCGAAGGCGAGCTGTATCCCGACAAAGCGCCCCAGAGCGTCCGCAACTTCATCGACCTGTGCGATCACCATTTTTATGATGGTCTGATCTTCCACAGAGTCATTCCCGGCTTCATGATTCAGGGCGGCTGCCCCGAGGGCACCGGCATGGGCGGCCCCGGCTACTGCATCAAGGGCGAGTTCTTTTTCAACGGCGTCAAGAACGACCTGAAGCACAAGCGGGGCGTTCTCAGCATGGCGCGTTCCTCCTCCCCCAACTCCGCGGGCAGCCAGTTCTTCATCATGCACGCCGACGCCAAGCACTTGGACGGCCAGTACGCCGCCTTCGGCAAGGTGACTTCCGGCATGGACGTGGTGGACGCCATCGCCTCCGTCCAGACCGACCGCAGCGACCGTCCTCAGGTGGAGCAGAAGATCGCCTCCATCACCGTGGACACCCACGGCGAGACCTACCCGGAGCCGAACAAGCTCCCCGATCCTTACGGAAGATTCTAAGTCAGCTATCGGCTGCAAGATACCGATGGTATTTTGCAGCTTCCCACGGGGCCGTACTGGTTTCGACGGGGGTAGTGAGGCTGGAATAGCGGGCCGTGGCGCCTGGCCACGATAAAACGGGCAATTTTTTAAATTTAACTGACAACACTACTGTTGCCCTGGCTGCCTGATTAGGCGCCCATCCGCCCCGGGAGTTCCGCTGACCCGGGCTCGGGTGTGATTTAAGCGGAGAACGTGCGTATGGTAAGCTTTGCCCATACCACGCATGATGAAGCTACCGATTCTCGTAGGGTGTTTGTTCCCGCCGGGGAAAGGGAATGCAAATAACAAACTGCGCCCGGAGAAGTTCTTTCCAAGTTGCTTTCGGACAGGGGTTCGATTCCCCTCGGCTCCACCAAACAGAAAAAGCCCTAGAAACTTGTTCTAGGGCTTTTTTATTGCTTTATCAGCTATATTCCCACGTTCTCCGAACTATTCTGCGGGAAAATATTACCGCAGATTTTAATATTTTCCCGCGTGTGGTACGTTTTTAGGGTGCAAATTGGCAACGGATTGGCAACGGAATTTTGCCGCTCATTCTCTGAGCCGCCGCATAATCGCCGCGTATTCTTTGGGGTATATCAGCTGAATGCACTCCATGTGTTCGTCCATCACTTCTAATAGCCGTTTCATTCCCGCTGAATTTGCGGCAATTGCGAACTCGCTCCCGGATATTTCATCATTTTGTGGCGCAGGAGCGGAGGAATACAAGCTTACGGGGGGAACATCAGCAGAGCGGGAATATTCCGGGAACAGGTGATCTAGAATGGTATAGCACGAGGCCATTAACTGGCATGTCGCCGCAGTTGGGCGCTTCACCGCTTTACATTCTTCGATTGTTTCCAGCAAATCCCGCTCTGCCAACATTTTTTAATCCTCCATACAACGGACGGCCTTTTCCAGAGCCTCTCGAGTCCGGCTGTCCGGCGCTTCATCAATCATGCGCCGCAGCTTATCCACCATATCTTCCTTGGCGTCTGCGCGGCTGTAGCGCCCCATGCTATCGCGTTTACGGCCTCGATAGCTCACGCCGTCCCGGTAATCGGCTCTATAGCCATCCCGTCCATAGTTGCCCATAGCGTACCAGTCCCCGGCGTTACTGTATCCTTCGCCCATCATGATCTTATCCAGATTTTTCATGGTGTGCGTCAGCTTGTCCACGGTTTCCAGATCACCGGCGGACAGTTCGCCTTTTTCGGCGATTTCGTCCAGTTCCCGGCAAAGTGTATCTCTCAACTGTTCCCAGTGCTTCATAATTTCACCTCCTAGGCCACGCGCTCAATCATCAGATTGGCGTTGGCAACATCGATTGCCTGCGCGGAGACATTGCGCACGGATAACGCTACGCAGCACCCACGGGGAACATCCACAAACGCGGAAGTCGCCACGTTGAATGCATCTCCAACGGCGGCGGGTGTTGCCGTCGCCGTAGTGGTGGGAAGCGCTTCACCGCCCAGCGCCAGCGCTACGCTGATAGCCCCAGCGGTTCCGCCGGTAGGCACGGAGATGTTTCCCACGAAAAGCACGCGATACCGCGCGATCGGGGAACATCCATTGCAAATGCCCCGAAGTGTCACCAGTCCAGCGCCTTCACGGTGAACAACATACCCCCGCCCGCATTTCACCGGCGCATCGGTAAACAGCACGTTTTGTCCGGCGGGCACCGCCTGGACAGCGTTCGCAGTAAGTTCAACCGCCATGCTAGTCCCTCCTTACGCTACACTCCCGCAGCCGTAGCCGTTACCGTAGCAGCAGTTGGGATTCTGCACCTGATAAGCGGGAACCGGGCGGGGATTGTAGTACGCGAACTGGTTCTCCACATAGCCCTTGATCGTGAGATTCTGGGCATTCTGGGAAGCGGCCAGCTGCGCCATAAAGAGCTGCTGATTCTGATCGGCGATTTTCTGATCTTTCGCCGCCAGCTCCTGGGCAGTCAAGCGCTGGTCGATGGAGCGGAAACCGCAGTTCATGGCATCGATGATATCACGGGTGGTGTTCTGGATGGTGTTCCGGGTGTCGCAGCTCTGGGTAGCCAGATTGTAGTTCACGCCCTGAATAGCGGCGCGGTTTTCGCAGCAGCACTCCTGATTTGCCATCTGCATCTGGAAAAGCTGCTGCATCAAGGCAGCCTGCTGATTGCACCGGGAAAGCTCCGCCGCCTGGAAACCGTTGCTGATATTCTGGTTCACGCCTGCAAACCCATTGAGCATACCGGTATTCATGGCATAGAAGCCGTCGCAAACGCCGTTGTTCACGCCGTCAATTTTCCGCTCAATGTTGGAAAAATCGGACGCGAGAACATACCCGTCCACC